CAAAAAATACGTTCGCTCAAAACGGTTGCCGGTTGGCCGGGCAATTTCATGGAGTTGGCAGAGCATTTCCGGCACGCCGAAATCGCGGCTGGCGTTTGTGCCTTACTCGACAAACGAGCGGCAGCAATCGCGCTGGGGCGGCATGGATTTTGACGCGCACAATTCCGGCGAGTCAGACCGGGCGCGGGAACTGGCACTTGCCGCTTTCCGTGTTCTATTGAACGCGCCCGGCTTGGCCGTGATTCTGGAAATGTCGGGCAGCGGCGGCTGGCACGTCTGGGCAATCTCGCCGGACTTTCACGACACGCGGGAATGGATTCGACTGCTGAAATCCGTGGCTGGAAAAATCGGCGCTCCCGTCGCCGCTGGCGTCTGTGAAATCTTCCCGCCTGATTCTCTGCCGTCGCGTTTCGGCAAGGGTATGCGTGCGCCCGGTTGCTGGAATCCCGGCACGGAAAGGCACAATGAAATCGTCTGGGAAAACTGCCGCACTTCCCTTGAATCCGTCCTATCGGGGAAGTCAAAAACCGCCCCCTTGAATGGCAACGGTTTAGAAAGTCACTTCCCCGATACAAAGAAAGAAACTTCTTTCTCTGTCTCTCTTTACCGTGAAACGGAGTTGCTTCAAAAGCTGGGGATCACGGCAACCGGCACGCGCAATGCGAAATTGTCTGGCTTGGTTGGCGAAGTGTTTCACCAAGTTGGCCGCGACGTGGCGCAACGGCTGGCGACAGCGCAGTTTCGCGGCAAGACGGCGGCGACAAAAGCGGACGAAACCGGACACATGGAAAGTTTTTCAAAACTTTGGACGGGCTTGGCGGACAGATGGACGGCGACACTTTCGACAGCGGAGCGGGAAATCTTCACGCGACTGGAAACGGAAAACGAACGGGACGCATTTCGGATCGTGCGGAGCTTTGCGCGGAAAGCGGAGCAAGACGGCGCGGCGGATTTTCCGATTGTGCGGGACAGCTTGGCGGCGCGGCTGGGCGTCACCGGCAAGGGCGCGGCGTGGATTCGGGACAAGCTCGCCCGGCTGGGTGCAATTGTGAAAACCGCCAACTACGTTCCGAACAAACACGCGGCGCGGTTCCGCTGGCTTGCCAACGGCTGAAAAATGAAAACCCGTAAAACCAATTTCGCGCATACAGCCGTTCAAGTCATGGCCGGCGAATTTGACAACGCGCCCGCGATGCTCACGTCACATTTACACCGCGAACTTGGCTGGCAAAAGAATCCACTGTGCCAACGCGCCGCCGAAAAATTGCGGCTCGACTATCTCAAAGCCAATCCACCAACGGAGAATTTTCGCAATGCCTGAAAACATCAAAAATAATTCCGTCCCGGCTCGACGGAAAAAAGGCAGGCCGACGAAATTTGTCCCCGCACTTCGCAAGCGTCTTGTGGAAATCATCGCCATCGGCACGCCGCTTCGTTTTGCGTGCGCTGCGTGTCGCATCAGCTACGCAGCTTTTTGCGAATACCGAATAGCCCATCCTGATTTTGATAGTGAGATCGAAGCGGCGCGGGCGGCTTCGATTGAAAAGCATCTTCGTTCCATCATCACGGCGGCAGAGGGAGGCGACACCGCAAGCTCGCGTTGGTATTTGGAGCGATGTTTCCCGGCAGAATTTGGTCGAAGCCGGATTGAACTGACCGGCGAAAATGGTTCACCGCTTGCCGTGGGGATCGGAATTTATTTGCCGAGAAAAGACGGCGAAGAAATCAAACCGTTGCCCGCAGCCGCCATTGAAAATGAAAACTGAATTGCGACCCCAGCCGGGAAAACAAGAGGCGTTCCTGAAATCTGCCGCCGACGTTGCGTTTTTCGGCGGCGGGGCCGGTTCGGGAAAAAGTTTCGGCCTGCTTTTGGAGCAGCTTTACGACGTGTCCAACGCCGGTTTCCGCAGCGTGATTTTCCGGCGCACGATTCCGATGATTCGGCAGCCGGGCGGATTGCTCGACACCAGCGACCAAGTATTTCCGCTGCTGGGTGCAAAGCTAAACCAGTCGGCGCTCGAATGGACGTTTCCCAGCGGCGCGACGGTGAAGTTTGCGGGCATGGAACTTGAAGCCGACCGTTTCGCGTGGCAGGGCAGTCAAATCAATTTGCTTTGCTGGGATGAAGCCCAGGAATTTGAGGAAAGCCAGTTTTGGTTTTTGTTTTCCCGCAACCGTTCCATGTCCGGCGTGAAATGCCGAGTCCGCGCGACGTGCAATCCCGTCCCTGACGGCTGGCTTCGCTCGCTGCTGGACTGGTGGATTGACGTTGACGGTTTTCCGATTCAAGCCCGGAGCGGAATACTGCGTTGGTTCGTCCGCGACGGTGACGCGATTGTGTGGGCAGATACGAAAGCCGAATTGGTTGAAAAATTCGGAACAGAGTCCGCGCCCAAAAGCATGACGTTTATTCCCGCGCTCGTTCGGGACAATCAAATTTTACTTGAACGTGACCCCGGATATATCGGCAACCTGAAAGCCCTGCCGCTTGTGGAACGCGAACGGTTGCTGAATGGAAACTGGAATGTCCGCGCGACCGCCGGAAATTATTTTCGGCGCGAATGGTTCACGACAGTTGACCATGCTCCCGCCGATGTTGTCGCCCGTTGCCGATATTGGGATCGCGCGGCCAGCGAGCAACGCCCCGGCAGCGACCCGGACGCAACGTGCGGCGTGCTGTTGAGCAAGACGGTGGACGGAATTTATTTCGTGGAAGATTGCCGGAAATTATTTGCCAGCCCGCACGTTGTCCAACAGACGATGCTCAACTGCGCGACACAGGACGCCACCGGGACAATCATCGGCTTCATGCAAGACCCCGGCAGCGCGGGCGTGATGGAAGCACAGGCCACGGCGCGGGCATTGGACGGCTTTGATGTCCGCTTCGCCACCGCCACAGGTTCAAAAGAAGTCCGGGCAAAACCAACATCCGCGCAATGCGAGGCCGGCAATTTCAAAATCGTTCGCGGCAGTTGGAATGATGACTTCATCCGCGAACTGGAAAATTTCCCCGCTGGCAGGCATGATGACGCAGTTGACGGATTGAGCGGCGCACACGCCATGCTCGCGCAATTCTCCGGCGCAATCGCAACCGTCATCCGGCGCGGTTATTCTGACCGCGAATTTCAATTGTCGCGTATGTGATTCATCGGCTGATTGTCATTGCTGGCAAGTTGACCGTTGGTTATCAATACCAACATGAGCGAGACGGAAACCATAAAGCTGATTAAGAAATCTAGTGAGCAGAATCCCGCGACGGTCAAGAAGTTCGGCAGCTTCTCCCATGTCGAGCACAAGACAGCTTTTTGGTGCGTCAGGACAAAATACACTCCCGATGGCCACTCTGTTGACCAGCAAAACCAAGAATTTCTAGTAGATATTTTCGACAGCGGAACGGAGAGTGGACTAAACCCAAAACTTCGTTACAGATGCGAAACTACAAAGATCGGAGAGAGGGCAAAGGGATGGGACGCCGCCGAGTCCATCGAGCGCGCCCTTGCCAACGTCCAATGGTATAAACTGGACGATTGAACCGCAGCCGGAAATCGCGCCACGATTTGATTACAGCGCGGTGACCGCTCACGCGCATTTCGTCGCACCCGCGCCCGGAACGCTCACCACGCGCCACGCAGCCGCGCAAAGCACGCGGCTGGCGTTGAACACCAGACTCGAAAATCAGAACGCGCTCAACATGACAAACGCGATTCATCACGTCCGCTGACAACCACAGACCGCAACGGAGAATTTCAACCGCGTGTCAGACAGTGTGAGCCATGAAAAGCGGAAAGTGCGAATCCAGATTTGATGGACGGCTTCAAGGAAACAGCCGGGCGAGTCCGTTGCATCCCGCATTGCATCCCGTATTCATTTTTTAGAGCGTAAATCAGCTAAAACAGGATAATAACACGTCAGCGCGAAAGTGAGAATCGCCTTGTCAGATAAGGAGAAAATGAATGAGACGAAATGAGCGAAAAACCTGTTTTGGATTTTCAGTCCTCTGCTCTACCAACTGAGTTACCCAGCCAATCGCGGGTCGCGTATTAAACCAGCCGCGCGGCAAATTGACAATGTTATTTGCTGATGCCCCGTTCGCTGGCGCGGACAAATTGAACCAAATGCCGGATCTCTGGCAATGGCGGCAATTGTTTTTCCACCTTCGCAATCGCGTTGGAAACCGTCAGGCCTTCGCGGAACAAAATTTTGTAAGCCTGCCGCAGCGCACCCTGCGCCTCCTCCGAAACG